ATAATGCGGCACATTCAGCAGCCGCATGTTTGCCTGCTTCATCATTGTCAAAAGATATAATGATGTTATCAAACGACATCAAGAAGTCATAACATTTTGAAACATCTTTTGCAGCACCTGCCGCACCAGTCTTAACTGAAACAACAGACCACTTACTACCTAGCATTTGGTAAGCAGATAAAGCATCCATCTCACCTTCGACTAAAGTAATATACTTACCCCCTTCTCTACTGGCTTGTTGACCAAACAACATGGAAGAAGAAATATCTCCCTCAGTAAAGAAGTCTTTTGAATTAACAAGTCTAACCTTGTTAGCTATATGCATACCTTCATTATCGTAAAAGGGATAGAAATGTTTTGTAGGATTAGATGTGACACCAAACTTACGACAGGTATCTTTACTAATGTTACGATTAACTATATCTTGTAGCACTCCCTCTGATAATTTAGTAGGTTTTACTAATTGTGGTGTTCCCATGTAATCTCCTTTTGGTGGTTTGTAATAATCACAGCCAGTTG